ATCTTGATTCTTTTCTATAGCGTTATAGATATGCTCCAAAGAGTTTTCATCATACAGAAAATCATCTTGAAATAATACTTTAATAAACAGTCCACTACTTCTCAATAAAGCATTATTTAGATTAGGTGCTATCTTACCCCGGCCCCGATCATTTTTAAAATATTTAATATCAAGTAAAGCCATTGCTTCGGTCCAAAGATCACATACATGTTTTATATCTTCGTTTAAACTATGATCAGAGATGATCACCTCAAAGTCTGTAAAAGTCTGTTGAGCTAAAATATTAAAAGAATCCTGTAAATATTGAACACCTAGTCCATTTATTTCCCAAGTTGGAATAGCAACAGTAAAGAAGGGACGTTCTTTATTTATCATTTAAAAAGGTATTTAATTTATCTAAATTCATAGTTATATTTAAAGGAGATCCTTTAGTTGCTAATGTAGGTATTGTATTAAACTCTTTACTAGTTAAATCATACCAAGTTTTAGTTTCTGTTCCTACATTATATACTCCTACAGCTCCTTGTATTATCAACTTTATAATTATATCAGCTATAATAGTTACATAGTCTCCATTTGTAAATTGATTGTCCCAAGCCTTAGAATAAGGAAAAGGATAGGGTTTATGAGATTCTCTTATAACTAAATAATCATTACATTCTAATTGTACGTAAGCATCTCCTAGTAATTTAGTATATCCATACCAAGTATCAAGATGTACAGGAACTTCTTCTTCACTGCAGTTTGGTTTAGAATGAGCGTAAATATAATCAGTAGATATTTGAACTAGTTTTTGTTTGTTGTTATTACAGATTTTAACTATATCAGATACTGCTTTGTAGTTTATATCCCAATTAGGCTGTTTACTTGTATCATAAGTATTAGTATAAGCTATGCAGTTTACTATTGCATCATATCCTTTTAACTTATGTTTCCAAGTAGTACTATTTGCTATATCTATACTATCTTTTTTCCTAGAAATGTAGTCCCAATTAGTTTTATTAATTATAGTGGAACCTAATAATCCATCCCCTAAAACTAATATTTTCATTTAAAATTTTTTATAACTTCTTCTATGTAATTAAATACATTTTCATTGTAGTGAGGAGCAGCTCCTATAAAGAATACTTTATCTAATACTTTATTTGCTTCTGGATAATTGTTATAATCATCTAAGAAACTATATCCTGGGTGTAGTAGAATGTTTCCTGCAAAGTAGTTTCTAGTTTGTATTTTATTAGCCTCTAAATAAGCTACTAATCTATGTTTCAATCCTTCTTCCTCACAAATAAAAGGAGTGCCAAACCAACAAGGATTGGCTTTATCTAATACTTTTGGAACTCTTACGTTAGGAATATTATCAGTGAATATTTTACTTATAGTGGAATTAGAAGTTCTTCTATTATTTTCTATAACATCTAATTTATCTAGCTGTTTAAGACCTATAGCTCCTTGTAAGTCTAAAGGTTTTAAATTATATCCCATGTGGGAGAATACGTATTTATGATCTATTATTCCATCATAATTTTCTAACCAAGTATCAAATCTATTTCCACAAGTACCACAAGCTAGTAAATTAGCAGATCCTATACAGTAGCAATCTCTTCCCCACCAAGATAGACTTACAAATAGTTTCTTTAAGTCATCTATATTGGTACAAACCATGCCACCCTCTCCTGTTGATATGTGGTGAGCAGGATAAAAAGAATTTGAATAAGCTACGTAATATTCATTTAAGTATTTGCCATCCCATTTACTGCCTAAACTATCACAATTATCTCCTATTAATAAAATATTATACTTTTCTGCTATTTGTATTAACTTATCCATGTCAGGAGGATTTCCTAGGACAGGAGATATGAAAATACCTTTAGTTTTAGAAGTTATTTTATTTTCTATTTTATTTACATCAAAATTTAAAGTATCCCATTCTATGTCTACAAATACTGGTTTCAATCTGCTTTGATGTAAAACAGATATAGTAGTAGCAAATCCTACAGGTGACACTATTATTTCATCATTATCTTCCCATTTATAATATTCCTTCAAAGCTGTTATTAAGATTAAATTAGCAGAAGATCCAGAATTTACCATATGAGAATGTTTAGTATTAAATCTTTTACTAAAAGCATTTTCAAACTTATAAACTTTTTCTCCTGCAGTAACCCACTTACCGTTTAAAAAAGCATCTATGGCTGCTTCTGTTTCTTCATTATCCCAGTAAGGACCTGAATAATATATAGGAGTTTTACCAGGGGTAAATTCTTTAGAATTGTAAATGTAAGGAGCTACGTGATTTCCTAATAAACTTGTTATGTTATCTTTATTTATCATTTTTTACCTTTATTGATGGATGAAATATGTATGGTTCAAATCTTTCTATTGCCCAAGGGGTATCAGGGTTTTCTTCTAATAAATTAACTATTTTTTTATAAAAATTTAAACTTCTTAAATGTACTTGTTCTTTTGATATACTAAAATGTGCTCCAGGAGTAAACTCTAATACGTATGGCATATCTGTTTCAAAAATGTAATCCCAAAAAGGTCTTAAATTTAAACCATGATGTTGAGGATTTCCAAACTCATCACACACTAAAACTCTACCTCCAAATTGTCCAGATACACTTAGATTCCACATTGTACCAAAATTATTCCAATGATATCCCCAATATCCTGCAAAATGTTGAGTAGAATAATGATTCCAAGTGTTTTCATCTCCATTTATAATTTCAACATAATTTCCTATGTGGTCAAATGGAAAATCTTGGGAAAAAAAAGTATAATCAGATAGGCTGTTGTAATTATTAACTATATGGGAAAAAAAAGTATGTACATCTCTACCTACATTATTTTCTATAAAAATTTCATTAGGATGAGAAGACAGATTACCTTTTCTATATATTGTAATCTTAACATTTTCATTTATGTTATTTATCCAATCTATATTTTTATCATATAGAGAAATTACCAGTTCTTTATTCATTAGTAACTTAAACTATTATCCAATTTTCACAATATAAATCTTTTGTATCATTAATTCCATCATAAGCAGGTCCAAACCATTTTCTAGGAGCTATTACTTTTTTATTTCTATTTTTATTTAACCAGGCTCCCCACCAACTGAAAGAACTATTAGCTATTATATTGTGATCACACATTGACATCAAACACAAGTCTACAAAATCATTATTAGTGTAAATATACGTTAAATTTTCAGCTTCTCCAAATAATTGTTTACAATATTCTATATCATCTGAAAAAACTAAAAAATTATAGTCCTCNTCTTGAAAATANCTAAAAGCACTCATGTAATATTCAGGAGAACATANAGGATGATANTGNTGTAAATTAACATAATCTCCTCTNCTTAAATGAATAGAAACNGTNTNTGTANNTACNTTAGGAAANATATCNTTNGNTTNANACNGTACNTCNNTNTTAAATGTTAAAATATCTTGAATCTCTTCTTCAACATGTTTGAAATATTTTTCAGATTGAAAATAACCAGATATATTAGTGTGATCTGGTATTCTAAACATAGTAGAATCAAAATGAAAACTATTTTCTTTTACATTATGAAAAATTATGTGACTTCTAAATTCATGTCCTAATAAATTATTAGGAATATCAAATGCTTTTGGTATGTCAAAAGTTATATTTCTTGTTATACCATCTTTAAAATGTTCTGTAACTGCTTGATAGATGTTGTAAGAAGGAAATGATACCTCATATCCTAATTTCCTAGCTATGCCAATAGTAGATGCAAATTGAAATAATTGATTTCCTAATCTGCCGTAATGTCCTATCTTATTGTAAGTAATCATTTTTACAAATTAGAATAAAATAAGTTTTGTCTTTCTTGTCTTTCTATGGTTTTGTGATGAAGTAAATCATACCCTTCTGGTAGTTCTATTTCAGTTCTAGCTCCTACTAATCTTTCATGAACTTTATTAACCCATTTTATAGGAGGTATGTTTTTAACTATTCTACTTTGAGAATCAGGGTAATTTACTCTTCCGTTCTCATCTACTCTCCATCCCCACTTAATTACATGTTCTTCAGTCAATCCTTCCACTGTATTGATACGAGGTACCCAGTATAAATCTATATTATTATTATCTAAAATATAATTAATACTGCTTGCTAATTGATCAGAGATTAATTCATCAGCATCTATGAAAAAAATGTAATCTTTATTACAGTTCTTTTTTAGGTTGTTTTTGAAAGAAGCAAAATCGTTGTTTAAATCGTACTCTATAACTCTTATAGACTTACTATTATTCTTAGGTATATTATAAACTAGATCTCTTACGTCTTGAGTTGCTCTAGTATCTAATTGAATAACTAATTCATCATAAAATCTCAATATAGGAATAATATTATCTAAAAGAGATTTTAATTCTACATGCTCATTATAAGCAGTTACTGCATAAGAAATATTCATTATGTAACCTGTTATTTATGGATCAAATATAAAAGAAACCTATATAATCAAGTGCTTCTAAGAAGTCTTCCCCAAAATTAGCTAAAGTAGAAGAATCTGATTTATGAGTTTTATCTCTATACTTTCTTTCTTTTGTTTCATCTTCTGTTAGAGTAATAGATTTAATGGCTGCCCACTCTACATTATCTTTATTTTTTCCATTTAAAAAAACAGTTCCTCTATCTTCTATATTGATTACTATAGGATACCAAACTCTTTTTTCACTATCAACATATTTAACGTCTTTGTAAAGTTCGGGTAGAGTTTCTTCATATGAATCTACATCATACTCTCCTTCTTTTATCAAATCATTTGCTGTATACCCACATCCAAAACAAAAGTAATTGAACTTACTTTCATTTAAAGGTGAAATGTAACATCCATCACATCCACACTTGGGACATATATTTAATTTATCTTTATCCATTACCCTTTTAATAATTCTCTTATAGGCTGTTGTCCTTCTTTATTTAATCCTGGATTATCATGTACACTTCTTAGTACACTTTTAATCATTTCCCATTGTTCTTGGGTTGGTTGACCGTGTATAGTCATTGCTAACCCTTTTAACCAATTTACATAAGTTTTGCTGTCCATATATAATTATTCTACTTTTTTAAGCTGAGGTAATTCTATTTTTTTCAATGTTGGTAACTTTAATACCACTGGTGCAGGTACATACTTATCTAAATAAGATTTTAGTAATAGTACCATATTATCATAATTAAATTCTGTTTTTATTTTATGTCCCTGCTTTTTACCTTTAACTTCATATTTAGAGTAATTCTCAAATACATCAATCATGGCTCTAGAAGCAGCTGCCATATCAGGGCTAAACCAACCCGCTTCATTAAGAATCATATTAGGTACGTGGGCTGATGGGTGTACTTGAGTAATGTGTCCAGGAAGTAATATACTGCTATCAGGACTTAAAAAATCTGTGTGACCTGACCATGCAGTAGCTATAACAGGTTTTTTAGATAAACAAAATTCTGCTAAAGGTCTTCCATATCCTTCTCCCTTAGTTAAAGATATCATAGCTTTTACACTAGGATGATTATATAGATTATTCATATCAGTATCAGAAAATTCACCATGAAGAAGATATACGTTAGGTAAGTTTTTACTTTTTACAGTTGATCTTATCTTATCTATTTTCTCTAAAATAGTATCCCTGTCCATTATACTAGCTCCAGCAGATGAAGTTTTTAATAGTAAAGCAGGTTGTTTTTTTCTATCTTTAAAAGCTTCAAAGAATAGTTTAATTAATAAACCGGTATTTTTTCTATCTTCTCCTAAATCTCCTTGAATCCAATGACCTACGTTTAAGAAAATAAAATTCTCATTTAAATCATCTATATCACAAACTAAATCAGTAGAATCTAAATTCTCATTTTCTAAGTAAAAGTAAGTATTTAAATCAACTCCTTCAAACAACACTTCCACAGGTTTATTCAGAAAAATATGTTCTATTGTATTACCCATTTGATCCTTTTTCTCAAACTTGCTATTTTCAAAGACTGTTTTAGCATGTTTAGAAGATACTAAAGTTAGATTCATACGGTTACAACCCTCTACCCAAGAAGAATCACAAATAGTAGTTTCTATTCCTGCAGTAACACCTATATTATATTTACCTATAGGTTGGAATTCGTTTGGTACAGTTATTTGTATCCAAATATCGGGTTGTTTAGGAAGTTGAGGATTCAAAAGAAGTAAATCGTTTAACCATCCCCACTCTTCAAAATGGTCTTCCACATACCCATAAGGGCAACTTCCCCAACGTTGCGGAATAACTTTTATTTCATATTCTTCCTTTTTTAATTCATACAAAGCTTTTACAAAATCTCTAGAACGTGCTGCATATCCTGCATAGCAATCTATGGGGCATGATATAACTATTAATGGTTTATTCATATAATTACAATATAACAATAATTTTTAATACATCAAAGGATGTTTTAATTTTTTTCTACTTAATTTTTCTGTTTTGATTAATTCATAATCAGGCCTAGGTTTAAATTTTTTGAAAGTCTCTTCTACTCCATTTATAATGTTTTTACACATCCATCTAGCAGACATCATAGACTCGTCTGATTTAACCCATCTGTGACCTTCTAATCCTCTCTGTGAGCGAGTTTCAGGAGACAATAGATATACTTCTTCAATAGCTAATGAAAGGTCTCTAAAATCAAGCCTATCATCCCATATGTAAGGAGTAGGTATAGATCCAACTAAACTAAAATTGCTAGGGAATACTGGTATTGCCCAAGACCCACATTTTTTATAAGTACCAAAATGATTACTGCAGAAATTTTCATCAAAATCTATCCACTTTCCCTTCTCATCTTCAAATCTCATTTGATCTTGCATACCTCCAGTAACATTGGCTATGATCATCTTACCTGTCATCATACCTTCAGTAAGAGATAATCCCCATCCTTCATTAGAAGAAGGCAAAACTACTACATCAGAACAATTATACAATAAATTCATATCTTCAGGAGATTTTCTATCATCTGAAAATACTACTCTTTGGTATTCAGGATCACAAAGAAGATCAATAACTGCAGGTAAATCTGTACCATTCTCATCTAAAGGTTGAGTATGTAGTACCAAAGCACATTTTTTAGCATTTTCTTTTCCTATATTATCACAAAATAACGCATAAGCGGCTATTAAATCTGAAGTACACTTTCTTCTTATGTTTCTAGAGTTGTAAATAACAACAAATTCAGGGATATCTTTACCAAATAACTTGGTTTTCATATCCTCTACCTTACTATACTGAAAATGATTTTCATTTATAGGATAAAAGATATCTTCATTTATACCGTGAGGTACATATTTTACTACTTTATCTCCTATTTTATCTCCTAATACTAATCTGTTAATATTAGCAGTTTGTTTTGATATAGCAAATAAGGCATCACAAGATTCGTAAAATGCAGAATTGTAGATAGGTGCAGGCAAATTATCCCAAATATTTATGTATGCCATTGGAATCTTTTTCCTAATTTCATTCTCCATTTGAAATAACCAGGTCCAGTATCTAGGATCAGTAAAAAACATAATAGCATCCGGTTTTTCAATCTCCATTAACTGTCTAACTACTTCAGGAGTACCGTAGCCAGAACTAGGATAAATAGTAACAGAAGAATCTGTAATACCGCTTAAATTATTAGTATCTGATGATACATCTAATCTTTTACCTTGTTCAGGATGTTGAATTGCGGCTCCTAAATTTACCCAATTAAATCGATGTGCAGTACCTATTACAATCTCTTTAGCCATCGTAGAAATACCGCTAGTAAAACGAATATCATCTGATAATAATAAAATTTTTTTTCTATTTTCTTGTGGAATGTAACCTTCTTTCATTTAATTATAGATTTTATTTTTTAGTGTAGTGAGAAGTTAATTGATTATTTATTTTCTTTCTGTACTCTTCATCATTTATATATAGATACATGCTTCTTTCTATGAGATTTCTCATTGTGATATGATTCTGTTCAGCAACCACTTTAAATGCTTCTAGCAATTTATCTTGTAATCTAGTTGTTGTTAAAATATCATTCTTTTTTCCTACGTAATGCATTTTTATTATTTTATGTATATATATAAATATATATCATTTTAGTAAAACATATATATTAATTGTTTTTTTTATCACATAAATCAGGTTTTTCTTTAAAAGGACAGTATTTACAAGAATTAGTATTCTTAAAATATTCTTTATCTAAATAATTTCCTTCTTGATCAAAAACTTCTGTAACAAAAGATTGAAAATCTGTAACTGCTTCTTGTACTCTTTTTTTACCGTTAGGAGGTGTAAATCTTTGTATCCTAGAAATATTAAATTTTAGGTTTTTACTTAATTTCCTTCTAACTATAAAAAATTCTACATCTATTTTATTTTCAGGTATATTATATATTTCTGAGAAGTATCTTTTGTATAGTAGAATCTGATTTATTTTTATCTGATCTTCTTTTTCTTTACTCCATCCCCTAGTGGAAGTCTTTATATCGTATATAGTATAGGTATCCTCTTCTGTATCTTGAATAACTAAATCTATAAATCCTTTTATTTTTATATTAGGGAGATTTGACAGTATGGGATTTAATATAGGAACTTCTATTCCTATTAGTTTTTTATTTTTTTTATTGAATATATTACTTCTTTCAGAAGAGAAAGCTTTTAAGATACCTACAGCATCTTCATAAAACTCGTATAACTGAGTAGGACTAGAAAAATGACCGTCTTTAGTAGATTCCTCTTTATAAATTTCTATTAATCTATTTTCAAAATATTCTGATAAATTTATGTTATCAGCTTCTTTAGATCCTTCTTCAAAAAGTACTTTTAAATAGTTTTGGATAGATTCATGTATGGCTGTACCGAACACAGTGTAAATGCTGGAGGTAGATACCTTTAACCCTTTAGCATAATTAAGATTCCACATATGTGGGCACTGTTTATACATAGAGTATTGAGAATAAGAAACTGTCTTTATAGGTAACTCCTCAAGCTTGTTATTTTCCACTAAATACCTTTCTTATTTTTTCTCCTAAATCTTGATTATTTGGAGTATCTTTAATTATTTGTTGAATAGTTTCCCTAGTTACTATTTCTTTTTTAATGTATTGAGCTGCATCTAATAATTCCTCATACAAGTGATTTAAAAAATCATCAGTATTGTTTTGTTCTAAGGTAGTTGAGTACTTATTTAATCCTCTTTCAGCTCTATCTGATAAGTCTGATATAACTGCTCTAGTAATACCATCTTTTGGTAATTGATACACTATACTAGATTTTATAGTATTACTCATATATCTTTAGGTTGAAATTCAGGATTAATAGCGTGACATTTAGAGCAAGCAAAGGTAGGGATAGGTAGTACACTGTCTTGATTCGTTCCTGTTACAAACCTAGATATTTTTCTTAAGAATAAAACTTCTCTGAATGTATATGCTCCACATTCAACACAGGTTATTGGGGGTGCTTTGTCTAATGAAATGTTAATTTTTGGGTTTTCCATTTTATGAGTTTTAAAAATTTGTATAATTACAATATAGTAATAAATTACTATTTTTGCAAATATTATTTAAAATAAAAATAAGCTGTAAGGGGTGGACTCGAACCACCAAAAGGTCTTTAGCCGTAGGACAATGCTAGCTTGTGGTCAATCCGTTATCCTAAGTTTATCAGAAGCTCCTCACCCATGAGACAAATGGGCATGTTTGCCAAATTCCATCACCCTACAGTTTCTAATTGAGGTATATGAACTTATTTAAATTATCTTTCTTATTATTTAAATATATAAAACTATCAGGATTAAAACAATATACCTTATCTAAATCATAAAAATATTCTTTAGTAGTTACTTTTCTATTGTCTTTTAATCTGTGATCTAATTGTTTAAGATAATCTATTGTTCTTGAATAAGTCTTTCCTATATGATATCTATAAACTCTTTCTCCTAAGCCTATTCTGCATATTACTGCTTGTTGATATAGAGCATAATCCATTACAGATTTTTTCCAGGATTGATACTTAGCATACCCTCTTCTAGATCCACAAGCATAAGTTTTTCTGTTTTCAGGATATCTCATACCAAATAAATTATTGTTAAATTTACATAATTTACTTTTTAAATCTCCAGACTCAACCAATGCTTGAGCAAATACCAATTTAGGGTATTTTATGTGTTCTACTAATAATTCTTTCCACAAATTTTCTTTAGTCAAAGACTCAGAATAGGCGGTTAAAAAGCTAACACATAACATTATTATAATAGCTAATCTTTTCATTTTCAATTAGTTTAGTGTCTTTATAAATACTAGATATATTCTAGTAAAGTCTATTATTATAAAGATACAAACTTATATCAAAAAATACAAGTTATAATTTTAATCCAGTTAATTTATTTAATTGTTGAGTAGTTACTAACCATTTATCAAGAGGTACTCCTTGCGATTTATCTGAATTTGGCATAATATAAACCTTCCATTCAGTGTTCATATAAATAGCTTTATAGAAATAAGCAGGGATGTTTACACCACTTTTTAATTTACCAATAGATCCTATTCCTCCAGCTATAATATGTAGAGTTTGAGTCTTTGCCCACTGTCTTTCTTGAACTTCTAACTTCTTCCATTCACCAGCATTAAAAGAATGCAGTTGTGGTAGCATATTAGACATATAAAAACATTCTACTCTATCAATAGGATTACATATAGCATCTTCATAAGAAAATAAATGACCTTTATCATATCCACTATTTACATAAGAAGAAGGCTTAGTACATTCTTTAATATTAGGATCCGGTTCAAATACATTTTTTCTTACGGTTGTTTTACAATTAACCATAGAAGGTGTTAAATTCCAGGATACACTGTCAGGTTCTCCTTTAGAAGAGTTATAATAAGTAGTATAACTGTGGTGTACAACTGTTTGGGATTGTGCCAATAAAGCACAACCCAACAGTGTAATTAATAATATTAATTTTTTCATTTTATCTTAGTATTGATCCATCATAGATGGGATTTCTTTTTTATTATCTTCTTTTTTCTCAAATATTACACTTTCTGTGGTTAAGATAGTACCAGCTACTGAGGCTGCATTTTCTAATGCCGTTCTAGTAACTTTTGTAGGATCTAATAGACCAGAATCAAATGCATTTACATATTTTTGTTGCTTTGCATCATAAGTATAATAATCAGAGCTTGATGAATCTCCTTGAACAGAAGCTTTATCAATATTAATCAATACAGAGTAATAGTCTTCTATACCACAATTGTAAAGAATATTTTTAAATGGAGCAAAACAAGCTTTTGCAACAATGCTAAAACCTATTAATTTATTTCCTATTTCAAAATGTTCTTTTTCAACTTTATTAAATGCAGTTATTAAAGATATACCCCCTCCCGGAACTACACCTTCTGCTAAGGCTGCTTTAGTTGCAAATAGAGCATCTTCTACTCTGTCTTTTTTCTCTTTTAATTCTATTTCAGAATTTCCTCCTACTGAAATAATAGCTACTCCTCCAACTAATTTACCTAATCTTTCTTGTAATTTTTCTTTTTCAAAGAAAGAAGTAGCTTTATCAATTTGAGTTTTAATTTCTTCAGCTCTAGCTGCAATTGATTCAGAAGTGCCTTTTCCTCCAACTATAGTAGCTAATTCTTTACTTACTACTGCAGTACGTGATTGACCTAATAAAGTTGACCAAGCATCAGAAGATATTTTATCTAATTTTTGTCCTTTATTTTTTGAAATAACAGAACCGTTAGTTATAATAGCTAAATCTTCCAGTATTAAAGTTTTCCTATCTCCAAAATCAGGAGCTTTAACTGCTACAACAGATACTATACCTCTCATTTTATTTACAATAAGGGTAGCCAAAGCTTCTCCATCAATATCCTCTGCTACAATAAGCAAAGACCTGTTTTCAGAGTTTACTTTATTTAATACTCCAAGCAATTCAGATGCTACAGTTATTCTACCATCATATATAAGAATGTAAGGATTTTCTAAAACAGCTTGCATAGAAGAATTATCAGTAACAAAGTAAGGTGATTTATATCCCCTATCAAATTGCATTCCTTCTACTACCTCTAAAGAGGTTTCTCCTGTCTTAGACTCTTCTATAGTGACAATTCCTTCTCTACCTACTTTTTCAATTGCAGTAGAAATTAATTCACCTATTTCAGTGTCTCCGTTACCTGAAATAATAGCAACTTGTTTAATTTGATCTTGAGTAGAGATATCTTTAGAAAGTTTACTTAGTTCTTCTACTACGTGCTTAACGCAATCATCTATACTTTTTTTAACTTCTACAGGATTTGAACCTTGATTAATGAGTTTTAATCCTTCCTCAATCATAGTAGTAGCTAAAAGAGTGGAGGTAGTGGTACCATCTCCTGCTTCATTTGCAGATTTAATTGCTACTTGTTTAACAAGTTGAGCTCCTAAGTCTTCTACTTGATCTTCTAATTGATGAAAGGATTTAGCTACTGAAACTCCATCTTTTGTTATTTTTACTTCTCCAGAAGGATCCTTGATTAATACTGTTCTTCCCCCTGGACCTAGTGTTGAACTTACTGATTGATTTAATTGCTTAATACCTAGCAATAATTTGTTTTTTAAATCTACTCCATGTAGTGTTGTTGTGTAACTCATATTTAATTTTTAAATAATTTTTGAATAAATGTCTGATTCTTTTACTAGATAATACTCTTCATTATCCAGGCTAATTCTTACTGATCCTAATTTAGGTAACAATACTTTATCCCCTATTTCTAGTTTAGAGGGTATCTCTGTGTCAGAATGATAATTGTAAATAGGTGATATTGCTACTACTACTCCGATTTCAGGCCTTTCTTTCCCCATATCAGGGATAATAATGTTACCTGCCATCTGTTCTGATTCTTCTACCGGTTTTAAAACAATGTAACCGTTTAGTGGTTCTAATTTTTGCATATACTTATTTTTATTTTTTTTTAATTTACTCTACTATTTCTGCTTCTGGTATAAGTTGTAAGAAATATAACAATCCTTCTTTTCTTAAAACTGTATCAGCATTAAGAACTTCTTTCCAACTGTCTATTATTGGAGTTAAATCTTCTCTTATTATTCTTTTTACAAGAAATAGCTTATCTTCAAAATTTATTAATTGCATTTTTCGTAACTTGGTACTATTAACAGGTTATTTTTTAATTTATTTGTACCTTATGTGGAGTGTTTTCCAATGTTTTTGGAATTTTGATGATTAGTAATCCCCTATCTAAAGAAGCTTCTACTCTATTTACATCAAATTTAGGTGATATTTTCCACAAAAAATCAAAAGATGATCTTTTTATACCTCTGTATATGGAGGTTTTTGTATCCTCCTCATCTTTTTTATTGTATTTAATTCTTAATTGACCATCCCCACATAATACTTCAATATCTTCTTTGCGTAAACCTACTGCAGCTATTTCAAATTGAAGATACTTATCATTTTCATAAATGTCTAAAGGATGTGATAATTTTTCTAAGAGGGTAGAGAATACTGATTTAGTCTCTAAAGCGGATTTCCATAGTAGATCATACATATCTACGGAAGGAATTTTTGTTAATGAGTTCATAGTTTTTTGTTTTTTTGCTCCTTTTCAGTGAGCGTTTTTAATACTTACTTGTTATTTAATAATAATAAAACCTATATAAGCCTGTTAATAGTACTTTTTGGTTTATTAATAAATATAAGCATTTTTTATTTAAAAAACAAATTTTTAATAAGAATTATATGATGCCAGCTATCCTTTTTAATTTATTTATTTCTTTTAATTCTTGTTTTTTTTCTTCATTATCACCCTTTGAATCAATACCTTTTATTATATAATTAGCACATTTAGTTATGTATTGAAGATTAGCCATTATTTTTTCAGAATTAGCTTTCCATAATGCATTATAAGTAGCTTGATGACCTACAGGTAAATCATAATGTTTAAGAACTACAAAAGACACGGATTCTGCTTGTAATTCCATAATCTCTCTAGTATGTAAGTCAGGATTGTCTGAATAGAAAGGAGATTTTCCTTTATGGTGCATCAATTCATGAGCTATTTCATGTATTAAAGTACCAACCTCAGCTACACCTGTTACATCTGATGATATGTTAATATGTCCCCCAGCACTATATCCTTTTTCCCCTTTAGTAGAATCACTTTTTGTTAATTTTATATTTAAAGATTCTGCAAATTTTCTTATTCTAACTAACAATTCCTCAGCTATATCACTTTCATCACTATCAGAATACCATTTAGGAACCTCCGGTATATCTGATCCTCCTTGCAATTTATAAGTATCTGATATATCATAAACAGAACCCAATCTAAATCCCTTAATTATTTTTTTATTTTTAACAGCGTCATCTACCTCTTGAGCATCATCCTCCCCAGGTTCCGTGTCTTCTATTTTTTTTGACATAGGATACCATATTAATATTTGAGTAGCCCCTTTTACAACTCCTCTTCCAAGTTCTTTCCATTTATTATATCCTGCAACTTTAGTAGCATTTCTTTTTTGAATACGTATTAATAATGCATTTGACCAAGAATAATTATGAAATTTACTAAAAAATTCAAGATAATTTCTTATTTCTTGACTTAAAGCCTTCTCATCAGTAGCATTAGCTAAATCTTTTACATATTGCTCTAATTTTGATGCTATTAAAGACTCTTTAGAAGGGTCTATATCTTGATTTTTTATAAATTTTTCTAATTGCTCTAAATCTTCTATTATATCCCTACTTTTATTATGTACTTTTATAAAAGAGTTTATTCTTTTTAATTTATCTTTTGCTTCTGATTCACTTTTATAATCACAAGCATAGGCTTTTAAATCTCCTCTGTAAGTAAACCCTAATTCATTAAACTTAGCTTTTAAAGGAGCTGTTTCTTTATAAGAACCTCCTTGATCCGTTCTATCAGAATATACTATTAATTTTTTAGTTTCAGGATCATTTTTAACTAATAAATCTTCATTTAATCCCATAGATTCTTTAATTATCTGATATAGATTTTTCATATATAATAAATAGTATATTTCATTTAAAATTAAAATGTACGTTTAATGACCATCTGCAAAATTTCTAGCTATTTCAGGTACTGCTATCAATTGTACTCCTTCTAATTTTATAGTATTTTCCATACAATCCTGTACTATTCTACAAGCTTCCTCTTTATTATGATCTTCCTCAACTTCACAAATCAACTGGTCATGTATTTGAGCTATAACTTGTCCTTTTATATTAATTTGTCTGAATTTTCTATTTATTTTCAAGGCAGCCCTGTTAACTATAGAAGCAGAATAACTCTGAATCTGGTAGTTTAATGAATTATTAAGAGCATTTTTATAGTCTCTATAATAGGATAATACTCTATCTTGTTCTGAAGGATGTTCTCCAGACATACTTTGTCTAAAATTCCAATTTAATATACCATCTCCCCACTTATCATACACGTATTTAGCCAAGGGTAAATGTCTTATTCTTCCAACTTTATTTTTAATGTATCCATTAGCTTTAACAAAAGCTCTAGAGTCATCTATCCACTTTCTCAATTCAGGAAATCCATCTAAATAACCTTCTACAAGCCTATCTCCTTCTTCTGTAGGTATATCTAAGGTTTTAGCTAAAGCGTAACCAGTCATACCGTAAGGCACTCCTAATGAATATGCTTTTGCTTGTTGTCTTTTAACAGGATTTACTTTTTTTAAGAAATTCTCTGCTTTAGTGTGAGCACTAACTCCTTCTAATTTTTCTGTTTTTATAGCAATGTGAGAATAAAAATCTAAATCATTATTAAAAATATCTTTTAGACCTTGATCTCCTGCAACTGAAGCAAATACTCTAGGCTCTAATGAAGCATAATCCGTATCTATGAAAATACTTCCTTCCCTGCATATAAAAAATCTTCTTACTAAGTTAGTATAATACATTATTATATCTTCATCCTCTCCTTCCTCTAAAGGTTTAGGTAGTTGTTGTAAGTCTGATCCGTATCTTCCAGATAAAGTACCATGCTGTTTAAAATAAGGGTAAAATATACCATTCTCATGAACATCTAAAAATCTATCTATATAAGAACTTTTTATTTTAGATAGTTTATTATATATTCTTAAATTTTTTGCCCAATCATATTTATTTTTTATTGATTGTACAAATTCCTCATTAAACTGAAATTTATCTTTTTCAGTTATTGATAAAGGTTCCAAACCTAATGCCTCTGATGCTATTCTACCTAGTTGATCTTTAGATTGTATGTTTATAAATTCCCCTTTATTAAATTCTTTCCAAAGAGATATGGCTACTTCATAGTATTGTAACTCAGTTAACTCTTTTAAATCTCCTGTAGTAAGATAATTTTTAATATTACTTTCAGGTAGAGTAAAAATAGTTGATTTAGTTATCACTAATTTATTATTTTTTTCAGATCTAGGGAGCTCTATCTTATTCATCTCCAGCAACTTTTGTGCAAAAGCACCTCTATTCTTAGGAGGAAATGTAGTTATAGCCTGTTTCATGATCCAGTTTCTTACTTCAGGTTCTTTTAACAATCCCTCTATAACTAATTTAGATTTGGTTTCCATATCTTTAATAATACGGTCCCTGGTTGATTCTAACAAAGGTATATCCAATCTTATACCTCTATCTTCCATAGGAATAGTAACTTCCTTGTAAACTGGCATAACCTCTTCTTCAAAAAAGAAATCTTCTAATCCTTCTTTTTTTAATATATCTAAATAATAATGATATATTCTTAATGTTAAGTCTGTATCAGCACAAGCATACTTAGAAAGTATTTCTAAATCTGCCTTATATAGTTCATAATTTCCTTTAGTAACAGACCCACCATTCTTTTTTATACTCTCTTTTAGTTCTATCTGTTCTTCATTAGCTTCTACTTCTACGTCTAAGCCTATTTCTTTTTGAATCATCTTAGCAATAGACTTTAAACCAAAAGGTTTACCGTATCCAAAGGCTCCTTCTTCTAATACAGTGTGAACTAATAAAGTTGTATCTGCATGTAAAGAGGATAGTAAGTTTACTTTGTAGAAATTTTTAGTGTATCTTAAGTCAAATGATCCATTATGGGTTATTAAATTTTTGCCTTGTAGTTTTTGTAAAACTATTTTAGCTATTTTATTAGCACCTTTATTTGATATAATAACTTCTTCTAATCTATCATCTTTCCATATGTGAGTTGGGAAATAAAAACCTTTTCCTATTTCTGCAGATACGGAAAATCCTATTATAGTACCTGTTCTAGGGTTTAAACTAGTAGTTTCAGTATCATAAGCTATAAGAACGTTATTTTCTATATGTTCTATAAGCTGTAATAAGGTTTTTTCATCTGTAACTGTGACGTAATTCTTTTCTTGAGTAACCTTTTGTAACTTTTTCATTTCTTATATGGAAACAGTTTATTTAATTTAGATTGTCTTCTTGTACATCCACAATCTTTGACTCCAAATATAGAAATTATTTTTTTAACTAATATATCTATTTTAAAAAATTTAAAAATATTAGCCAGAGTATCTCCAAATCCTTTAGATTTCATTTAAATTAATAATTGCTGATGGGGGTATATTTCCTAAAATATAAACTCCTTTTTTATTAAAATCAGTATCATTAAAGAAAATAGTTTGTTTAGGTAATTTATTTCTATCTATTTTTAATATTATAGGTTTATAATTTCCATTTAATTCCTCCATTCTATCAGCTATTATAGCAGCTGCACTTTTAGTCCTAGCTAAATATATCCTCTCAGGATGATAAGCTAATTTGGATTTTGTTTTGGGAGTTAATCCTATCCTCTTTATATTTGAAATATATCTAGAATCTGTCACATGATACAATATTTCTGGTACTTCAGTTGTAACTTCTTCTCCATATTTTGGCTGTATTCTTAAATATACTTCTTCCGGTTGGTGATTGTTTATAAAGTCCCTAAATACAGAAGGATTATATCTATTTTCAACAGTTGCTCTTGTTCCGTAATTGGATATATAATAACCTAAATTATTTATATTTTTTATTAAATTAGATAAATTTTGATTTACTATATTTCCTGTAGTATAATTAGAGGTTTTTTCATCTGGGTATTCTAATACACAACTTATTATTAAATAACCGTCAGTAGAAACATAAATATAATCTATGATATCAGGGTTATTCTTTTTTAATAGTTCTTTAGCTTTTTCAGGTTCAACTGTCTTAATTAAACCTTCATACAGTTCTCCTGTAAAGGGATCTCTAGCTGTTCCTTTTATCAAATCTATTAATTTAATCATAGTATTTATAAATCGTTTACTATTTTTGAATGTTCTGCAGTTCCTGGGAATGCTATGAAATTAGGTTTTTGAGATACCCTAGTTAAAGTATTTATAGTCTGTTCTTTATTTTTAGTATTTATGTGAACAGGTTCCCAAATAAATTCATCTTTTATATTAGGTTTACTTACAAGATAATATAAACTGCCCTCACCTACTTCTTTTATTGCTTCATAATACTCTTCTGGAGAAGTCATATCATTTATTGTTGTTTTTGGTTATTATAGCTTGTTTATATTTAGCTTTTTCTATCTCCATTCTTCTAGCAACTGAAGGTTTAACATATTCTTGTCTTTCCCTCAATTCTTTAACTATTCCTATTTTTAAATGCTTTGCTTTATAAGCTTTTAGAGCCGCGTCTAGTGATTTATACTTACTTACATCTATTTTTATCATATTATTTATTTACTTTTCCAAGGGTTTCTTTTAAAAATATAACTTACAAAATCCACATAGGGGATTAAATCAGAATCTCCATCAATTATTTGACCGTAAGAGTATCCTCTATACAAGAATACCTTAATACCAAATAATTTAGCTATTGACTTAACTATTTTTACTTTAGTATTTTCAAATTTATATTTTAACGAATTAAACGGGTCTTCTTTTTTTTTATCTTTTTCCATTTTAATAATATTTTATTCCTAATAGGATAATACCACTCATATTTAATAAAATTAAATAATTTAAAATGATTATCTACATCCTTTTTAAATTCAAAAATATAATCTTGTAATTCCCTCATTTCTCTCCAAGTTGGAGGAGTTCTAGGAACTACTTGTTCTTTAAAGAGTAGTTTGATAGCCTCAATACTTTCTCTAAAAGGCAGATCTTTAGAATATAAATCTTCTACTTCTTCTAATATTTTTTTAATTCCTTTAACTTCTATATCCCCGTAAGTCAAATAGTAGGAGGGGATATCACATATTTCAAAAGTTTGCTTATACTTTAAATCTTTTGAAGGATATTTAAATTCCATTTCTGAATCAATGGTAGAACTCCAAAAGGTGTACCATCTACTATTTGACCATCTTGAATAACTCATCTTTGTTTTTCTTTTAGCTTAGAATGTTTTTCTGCTTTTTTACTCAAAGTTTTTTCTTTCTTTTCTTCTTCAATTTTTTTAGATTGAGCAGTTTCTATTGTTGTTCCTTTTTTGTACTCAGCCTTAGAAATATACATCCAGGATCCCAATCTTACTCTTTCTTCTGCGTCAAGGTCACTTAGCCTAGCCATGTCACCAATGTGAACCGTTTTAGATTCTTTAATTGCTTTAATAGATTTCATATTAAATAAAGATACTAACTTTATTTTGAAATATCAAATTTACTTTGAAGTTTTTTAGTATTTTTTACGTGTCTTGGGTTATAAGGACAGTTTAAACACTGACATCCACAACAATATCCCCTTTCAATATGGAAAATGGGGAGAAATATTACTCTCCCCTCTTCTAATTTATAATGAATGCCTTCAATAAAATCTCTTTTATTCTCCATAATCTCACCATATCCCTTCTTATATTAATCTCTTATTTTCTTTACCGTAGAATACTTTTATTTTAGGTTCATATCCTTTAGGAAGTTTATTTTTATAACCTTCAAATTCAGAATTTTCATCATCTAATCTAACATAAACTTCTTTTTTACCTAAGTTCATCATTATTTGACCTGTAGTAACCATACCAGAAGGATTATCTCTTCTATAAGGATTTAAAAAAGGATCTTTAGTATATTGCTTAGCTAAAGTAGGTAACACTTCAGAAGGTTTTGTTACTTTTTTTAGCTCTTTTTTAGCTATTTTCATCCTAGAAATAGAAGATTCTCTAGGTTTACCTTCAGTATACCCCTCTTCTTTGTATACTATACCATGATTAGTCCTTACAGCTACTGCTCCTTTTTTAACCTTTCTAATTACTGGTAGATTTCTAGAAGTATGCTCTATAATAAAAGCTTGTTTAGCATTTGCTACTATAGTCTCTCCTTTTATACCTTTGTTTTTAGGGTTTTTTCCAGGATAGGTTATAGCATCCCTTATTGCATCTGATAATTTCTTACTCTTTAAAGATGCTCTTATTATAAAACCGTCTTTAGATAGAAATAATCCTTTAGCTTTACCATCTTCATCCTTTTTTCCTTCAGCTTCATCAGCTTTTACCATAAGGCAAGCATTTACTATTCCTATACCGTACTCATTCATACCTTCTGACCAGTCAGTTATAGTATCATGCCAATAAACTACCTCTACACCGTCTATCAATTCATGTATAATCTCCACTTTAGGATCATATTTACGATCTCTATTTTTAGCAATGATCATTTGACCATCAATTTCTAATGATGCTATTACACATTCTTGTAGTAAAGTATTTTTCATATAGTAATAAATAGTTGATTATTAAACAATAACACAATTATTGCCTGCACAAGCAAGTTCTGCAGTGTGTGCCGTATTATCATCCATTTCTACTATTCTAGATAAATCAACATCATTTAAAACCTTCATCATAGACTCATATTGATTTTTTGTACAATCTTCAAAAGGAGCTTGTTTATATGTGCCTGAATCGTAAGGTAATACTGATAATCCATTATATGATTTTCTATTTTCCCACATCCATTTTCCTACTTCCTCCCATTCTTCTTCCTTAATAGAGACTGTTGCTGATATATTATTAGTGTTTTGACCTGATTTATGTCCAGGTTTTACCCAATTCTTATAAAAGTGTTTAACTCTTTCTAGTAATTCTATAGGAGATTCATATCTTAAAATAGAATTTTCAGGAGATTTTTGAGGAATAGATATTACAGCCGTATCATGGGGTCTAAAATACTCATCTTCTACTAATTCTGGATGATATATTGATAAATAAGTGTATATGGCCTCATTTTTACTTACTCTTATCCTTCTTATATAATAATCATTATGCCAAGCGTGTATTCCGGAAGAAGTGCCTAAAACTAAAGAGGAGGTTCCAGAAGGTTTTATTGTTGTAGCTCTAGCGGCAGGATTTATTCCTATTAATCTAGCTATTTTTTCATTCTCTTCTTTTACTATTTGAGAAGCTTCATTTAAATCTAATTTACCTGCTACTCCCGATCCTATACCGGTCATACCTACCCCTATTAGAGCATCTTTTTCTGTGGTTTTTTGCCATATAGGTCTTAAATAATGGAAATTAGTATAACTAGCTTGTAAAGTACCTATTAAAGCTGCAGATTTTACTCTTTTATTTAAATCTTCTTGAGATTTTACATTAGACACATTCACTTCACATAGATTACAAAATTGGAAAGGTCTTAAACTAATCTCACAGCATGGGTTTGTCCCCCAATCTTTATCATTTGATAAATATAATCCAGGCTCTCCTGCTCCACTAGCTTTTATTTTATCCCAAAGTTCAAAAAAGAAATCTTCTGTTACTCTATTTCTTAATAAAACTGCAGAATTATTAGATCTTCCTCTTTGAGGATTTAATTCCCACCAAGCTCCCGATTTAGAAGATATCATCTGATCATCATCAGCACTAAATAAACAGATTAGAGCTGCTCTACGGATGCCTCCTGCCAGTACTGCATCTGCTATATGGCATATAATATCATATACTTCTATAGGAGATAATTTTTCACCATCTTCTTTTAAATTTAAAACTCCATCTATCTTTAACAAGCATTCTTTTAAGGGTTGAGGTCCGGGTGCCTTCCCTCCAGAGGTTAATAATCTCATACCTTTTTGTCTTATATCTGAAAAATCAAAACTTATAGTAGGTCCTCCCGTAAAGTAAGATTTAATTAGCATTTTAATTGCATCAGACCATCCTTCTATACTATCTCCTATTAAATATCTTTTATGTTTTTTTAAATTAGATTTACGTATTTCAGGTAATTTATCTACATGATGCTTTTGTACTGAAAAACCAACTCCAGTACCACTAAGTAAAAGAAACATAGTTTCATTAAAAGCCCTTATATCATCTATGGGCAGGTAAGAACAATTATATATTCTTGTGGGATTTATTTCTATAGGTCTTCCTGCAAATTGCATAGACCTCATAGAAGGTAATATCTCTCTATCATATACCAGCTTATAAGCTTCTCTAATTTCATATTCTAAATCAGGAAACTTTTTTAGGTGCATTTCCATATTTCTAGTTACTAATTCTTCCCAAGTTTCCCTTCTTTCTAATTCAGGAAGATACTTAGCATATTTCATGTAAACTGTTACATCACTTAAAATTTTTTGAGAGATATCCATGTTATTTTTTAATTTTTAAAAATAGAATTCCAATCTAAGGAATTTCTTACTTAGTTAACGTATAAATAAATTTATTTTATTAGATTATTTTAGAGTTCTCCTCCCTGATTAACAATATTTTGTAATTGTTGTTGATAGGTTATTTGTCCAGGTTTAGGTCTGAGATTATAATTAGTATCCGAAAGATAGTCACTAACTAAATCATTAGTAACTGAAGTATTCTTTTCTGATACAATGGTATTTATACCATTATTTATTTGAGAAGCTTTTGGAGCGTAAATATCTCCGTTTTTTTGAAATAAACCTAAGAGACTCATATTTTAATTTGTTTTTGTTATAATAAATACTATCACATATTCATTTTGAATAATGATTTTTGTAAAAAACTCATATCTTCAGAAGTAATTGCATTATTAGTAGATTTATTAGGTTTTGAGTAACTACTATCATTGTCTAAAGACCATTCTAAATCAGAAATTTGTATATTTCCGTTTTTAGTATTTATGCTAGCAACGTAAGTTTTACCGTCAGGTCCAAATCTATTTTTCATAACTGTAATCCTGCCTTCATCATTAGCTTTATCCTCATCTTTACGTGAAATACCTAATCCAAAATCTGCAATAGCTATTTTTTCATAAGATCCAGCAATTTTATCTGCTTGAGTTTTATTATCTTGAGCTGCAGACCTATTTAATTGAGATGCTGACCAAATTGGAATACCTAATTCTTGTGCCATGCCTCTAGCTGCTGCGTAGATATCATCCAATTCTTCTTTTCTCTCATGGTAATTTCTATCGTTTCTTAACAAATCCAAGTAATCTATTACAATTACATCAGGTGTCTTATTACCTAAGGTTATAGATCTTTGTATGTGAGCATGTATACTTGCTATTGAAGCTTTTTTCATAGGATATTCTTTAATTATAAGCTTACCTTTTAATTTACTCACTGCTTCATCTACCTCTTCTCTCCTATCTGCTAAATCTCTAACATCTATACCGGTAAATAGGGAATCAAATCTTTTTCCTACGTAATATTCAGGTAATTCTAATGTATAATAATAAGCAGTAAAACCCTCTCTCGCTGCTGCTGCAGCTATATTCACTAAAAACCAACTTTTACCTGATCCAGGTCCTCCAAATACTAATCCCAACTCCCCCTTACCTAAACCTCCTAATAATAAATCATTTATAACTTCCCAAGGAGTAGGTATTTCTTTTCTTTCTGCTTGTTGATATCTTACCTCTGTATCTTTATCATATTCATGGCCTATATCTCTTCCTTCTCCTATTCTTCCTAGACTTTTAGACATAGACTCTATAGTTTTCAAGTCTCCTAACTCTAAATATTGAATAGAATTATGAATAAATTTTTTATAGTGTTGGAACTTACAAAAATCTAAAAATTCCTTTTCTAGAAAATCTCTATCTTCTACTTGAAGTTCATCTTTTAAGATTTTCTTAACTTCTAAAAGTTGAAAAGCTATTGCTTCAGAAAGAGCGTCATTTTCTACTTTCTTTAACTCTATTTTTAGAACTTCTAAAGTAGGAGGTATTTTATAAGTTTTATAGTAGTTTATAATTTTATCTACAATCCATTTATCAGCAGGATTATCAAAAAAATCAGATTCTATTATGTCATAAATTGTAAGAAGAAACTCCCTATTATTCATTAAAGAAGTTATAATTTTTATTTGAAATCCCTTTCCGTAGGATTCTAATCTATCTAAAACTGTCATATGTTGTTATTAGTATCGGGTTTATATAATTTTAATTTTACAAAAGTATCACTTAACCAATTATTAGGATTTTGTATTGTTTTTTCTAGTTGATCCTTATTAAACATTTTTAAGAATGATACCATGTTGTAAGAGTTATTAGGGGAAGATGCTACTTCATCTAAATAATCTTTGTCTTGTTGAGGAATGTTTAAATTCTTAAGATCCATCAATTTTTTATTTATTCTTAATTGATGTTCATAATTACAAATATCCACATATTTTTTACCTTTTTCTTTTTTAGATTTTTCTAAAATATAATCTAAACTTATTTCTTCTTCACTTGCTAGTTCAGGAAATAATTTCAATAAGGTTTTAATTTTAATACCTGCTACGTTAGGTACATTATCCCCATCATCTCCAGTCACTATTTTACAAGTAAGAAAGTTTTGAGGATATACTCCGTATTGTTCTTTTAACAATTTAGGAGAATATAATAATTGCTTTGTTGGAGAATAAACACTTACCCTGTCAGATACTAATTGAAGATAATCTCTGTCAGTAGAAACTATTGTAACTTTTTTATTAAATTTAGTGACAAGATATCCTATTACATCATCAGCCTCTATTTTATTTAAAATTACAATATCTACAGGTAAACATCTCAAATATCCAATCAATCTTACTATTTGACTTATCATAGCATCAGACTCCTGTTCTTGATCTTCAAATGCTTCCCAATTAGTTACCCTTTCTAAATGCCTATTAGCTTTGTATTCTGGGTAAAGGTATCTTTTATTAGTAGATCCCCCTTCTCCATCAAACACTAGTATTACTCTAGTAGGACCTAGTTTTTTTATTAAGAATCCTAAAGATTTTAAGAACCCTGCTAATCCTCCTATATGCTCTCCATTAGTAGTTACATGATTTACTTTAGCAAAACTCCTTAAAAAGAAATTAAGAGCATCTACTATTAAAACATGACTACTTTTAGTCAGACCTTCTGGTCTACTGCTTTTATATTGATCCATGCAATTGTTTTTGTTTAGATATAGGGTTACTCAATCTCTCAGCGATTCTCTCTTCCACTATTTGAATATCTTCTGTAGTAGGAATATAATCATTCATTAGTTCTGTTGGAACATTATTCCAGGATTCTGAATAATCTTGCACATTAAATCCCCTAAATTTACATTCTTTATAAAGATCATCATACCTATTTCTTAGATATTTTAATTTATCATAGAAAAAACTAACATGTCCTTTACCCAAAGTAAACTTGTCAGGAATATTCTTTAAATTACATCTTCCTTTAGACACCATATTAGGTATCCTTTTAATTTCCCTAGCTTCAGCCAATAGGTGTTTGTTGGTAAGACTTTTTACGTCTACCCCTACGTTTATTCGTGTCATAACTTTATATTTTTAAGATAGGTAAAGATACAGCTATTTTTTCAAATAACTGTATCTTTTTTAAAGAAGATATTTAATCATCAGATTCTGAAGAATTGAAGTAATCGTTAGAATCTTCTTCTTCTTCTACAATATCAAAGTCATCTGTTTGAAGAATCCTTAACCATTCATTTGAGTGTTGTTTTTTGTACTCATCTAAATGCTTTTTATCATCTATAACAAATCCGTGAGAAGTAGCTAATACTTTACCTACTGAAGTAGCTCCATTGATGTGGTTTTTATCTACGGAGATTTTAGTACGTTTAGCAAATTCTACATCTTTTCCTTTTTTAGTTGCTTTTATTTTTTGGGTACCTGATGTGGAAACATTACCAAAAGTTATAACCAATGAAGCATCAGAATACATAGTATTTCCAGCTTTATTAGCCATCTTAGGTTGCCCCATTACATTTTCAGGTTTTCTTACCCATATCTTATTCACAGCTACCAAAGTATTAGTATATTTTTGACTTTGTTTTCTAGACAAGACAATCTTTTGATTAATAAAATTACCAAATTGTTGGGACATAGCACCTGCATTCCATTCATTGTTGTTTTTGTTAGATTCAACTGATAGTCTACAAGGTACTGATCCTACAGAGTCCCAAAGAAAAAGTAAATCACAAGGTAGTCTTCCATTTTTCTGCTCATCTATTAAATCAGCAATAAAAGAAGCAACATCTTCTATAGTATTCAGTTTTTCTCTGTCTACATATATAAAATTACCTTTATAGTTCACTATTTCTCCATCCTCATTGGCTATTTCTTGTACTTTCAATCCCATCATAATAGCATGATCCCAACTCCATTTCATTTCAGTTATAATAAACACAGGTAATATACCCATACTTTGGGCAGCAATGGCTGCTTCTAGTAAAGCGGTTGTTTTTCCTGTGTCACTATGACCTCTCAAAAGAGTAATGTGACCCATTGGTATGCCAGGAATAGAAGTACATTCTCGGAATGCTTCAGACAAAGGAATCCACTTTTCATCCTTCATCTTAATAGGGGTGCTTGTAAGATTTTTTGATTCCATGAATTTATCCAAATCAAAACTATCTTGTACAGCACCCTCTATTGCTTTAGTTAAGCTTTTATTTTTTGACATCTATTTAATCTTCCTCTTCAAATAACTCTTTTAATTTCTTAAGAGTAACCTCACTAGGGGCACTTATTGTTTCAACTTCTTCATTTTCAGATTCTGGAACAGTTTCCTTTTTAGGTTTTGAATTCTCGTTATACTTAGTAGTTTTAACGGAAATAACAGTAGTAGCGTTGAATAAAGTGTTTTTAGGATCCCTTATCCACTTTTGAAATAGAGATTCAATCTCATCATAAGTGTAAATTAGGAATGCACTGTAGATATCAGGTTGGTTCTTAGTCCACAAAGAAATCATCTTTTTGTCCTCTGATAGTTTACTACTTGTACGTTTTGGCCTAACAGTGATTTCAGGATACTCTTTTTTTGCTTCTGCTGCTGAAACCACATCAACAGTCAAATCAAATCCACTTTCAATGCTAGTAAAATTACCGTAATCTTCATCCTCTAAAATTTTAATTAAAGATTCTAGGTTCTTTTTACCAAATCCCCAGTACCTAACACCCATATCCTCTTCCCCTCTAACAACTACAGGTATGTAATACCTAATAGCAGGTTCTAATTTTTTGGCTGCTTTGTACTTATCAACATTGTAAGTAAGAGTACCTGTTGGCTCTTTACTAGCCTCTTCAATCATCATTTCTGAAAATTCAATAATAGGGTCAGGTTCCCCAAAGTTTTTAGGAGATAATATAGTCCTGTTGGCTATATTAAAATGAATAAATAATTCAATGAAAGGGTTCTCCGAATCCTTTTCATTAGGTACTGCCCTAACAACGTGTTTGCCAGGTTTTGGTGACCATAGTATTTTTTCCTTTACTTTTTTAAGGTCTTCATACCGTTCACTGTTCTTGTTGTTGCTCGCATCCTTAAAGATGGACAACTTGCTCTTAATAGAGTCTGCTGTAATCATAATTATAACTTTTTGTTTTTAAAAATTTGTTATTTAATATAAAGATAGAAACAATATTTTAATTTACCAAATCTAAATTAAAATTATTTTATAAATTTTTGTATTTAGCTTTTTTAGTTCATTACCTTGAGTTAGTAGGGTAGTATTTCTGTAGTTTTCCCAAGTGATTTTGAATGAATGATCTAATACTCCATTGTTTAGAGATTTAATAAGGAGATTTAAGCTGTTTATAGTGTAGAGGGTATTAGTTTCTTTTTTTCTGTGTACTAATATAGTGTTAGGTAATATTTTAGTAGAGCCTTCTGGTACTTCTATGTTATAAGTGCAAAGATATTCTTGTGATTCTGGAGATTCTAAAACAAAAATTTTATTGTATAGTATAGTATACTCATAAGTTATAGTATTTAGAGTTTCTTCTAATTTTTCTTTTTCTGTAAAAGTAGAAAATAACTTATTTTTCAATTTATTTTATATATTAGTCCTGTATAAATATTTTATTCCCTTATAAATAGTTGATTTTTTAAGAGAAATTATAATTTAATCCACTTTTTATTTTAACTACATAATTTCCCTCTTGTAATATGTCTTGTATTTTAAATAAGACTTCTTTTCCGTCTTTTTTAGAATAATCTATTAAAATAGAATCATAAACTATTAAAACAGGTTTAGATTCTTTATCTTTCAGAAGTTCTTTCAATTTAACTAGTTTATTTATGTTATTTACTGTTTCTAAACACTGTACATAATAATTAAACAACTTAGTAGGATTAAATTCATTATTATCTTTTAATTTTCTACCATTAGGTAGTTTGATGTATCCTCTTTCTTTAAAAGTTCCCCACAAATATTGTATAAACATATCTATTTTTTCAAAAAATTCTATTTTTTTATATTTTTTTTCAACTCCGTTATATAATTGTCTAAAAGTAATCTTTTTACACTCTGCATATTCTTGATCAGTTAATTTACTCTTATTAAAATATTGTTTACCCAGGTATTCATGTATTGATTCACTAAAAGGTAAATTTATATTCAACTTATTAGCTATTAATCTTAAATGATATGCATCAAAATCAAATTCTATGAATATATCATTCTTAGGTATGAAAGCAGATCTGCAATTATTATCTTTATTTAAAGCTAAAAAATTTATTCCGTTAAATGAATTAGTAGGCCTAGAAGTTATATTGTAAAGATTATAACTTGTGTATATAATATCTCCAGAAATTGACCTGCTATCAGTGTTAGTTTTAAAATGTTTTTCAAATAATTTGTTATCTATTCTAATTCCCTGTTCTTCTACCCATTTATAAACCTCTGTAT